TTGAGTGATATGCGTTTAAGTCTTGCGCAAATTCAGGAGTCCATTGTGCTTTTAACTTTCTAGTCTTAGCAACAATAGCTTCTGATTGAAGTTTAACATCAATCTCAGGGATAGTGATTGAAGTATCAACAGCTGCAGTAGAATCTGCTTCGAAGTCACCTCTATCATTTTCAACTGGTTGTTTGTGGTAGATTACTTTAACGTTATCAGCGTTGTTGATACCGCCAGAAGCGCTCTGTACAAATACTAGGTTAGATCCAGAGATTTTAGTAAATTGTTTGTGGAATGTTACTCCAGCAGCAGAACCTGAGTCTAATACCTCAAATGCTCTGATTCCTTCAACGTCGTATCCAGAGATAGAAGAAAGAGCTACTAATACAGCCTCATAGTCTCCTAATGTAAGACCAGCGTCAAAGCCTACGTCTTTCAATAAAGCAGGTTGTACAGTTGCAGCAACTTCATTACCAGTTACTTGGTTGATTGAGTAACCAAACTGTCCAGCTCCGTAAAGACCTCCAGATACATCAGTATCTGCAGTCATCTTTGTAGAACCTTCAGTTACGTTACCATATAGGTTGTCTCCATCGCCTCTTCCGTTAGTAGCAGTACCGTACTTAAAGTCTAAGTAAAATACTAGTCCTGATGGAAGGTTCATTGGCTGAACAGAAACGAAGTCTTGCGCTACGATCTGAGCGAAAACTTTTCTTACTAGTGGTAAAGCTACACCAGCCCATTGCTCACCTTGGCCACCACCGTGAGAAGCACCACCAACGTTAGTGTTGTTTGCTTCAGCAACGATTTGTTTAGCCTGGTTTTCAAGGACCATTGCCATATTAGTTTTAGCTTTCTCGTCAGAGATGCCTTCTAATAGACCAGATGCAGACCACTTTTCTGCTAATTTAGCAGCATCAGCTTGCATACTTTTGTAAGTATTCGAGCTTTCTAAAAGTTGGTTAATTTCCATGATTTTCAGTTCTTATTTAAAAGTTATTATTTAATAATTCCAGCTAATTTTTGCATTCTAAGAACAGCAGACGATACTTCGTTAATTACTTCTGGTTTACTTGCAGTAGTACCAGTAGCTTTTGAAGCTAGTCCTTTGCTCTCTTTGATTGTAGTCTCTTTTTTAGTAACTACGTTATCGCTAACAGTTTCGTAAACAAGTTTAACTTCTTTTACTGTTTCAGCTTTATCGAAAGCAGCAATGATGTTAACTTTTTGTGATTCACTTAGGTTGTTAGCTTTGAAAATTTTGTTGACGTAGAGTAATTTAGAGTTAAGAAGATTTACTTCATTAAGTTCTTTTCTCAAAGTCTCAATTGTTTCAAGAGCTTCTTCTAATTCTGAATTAGATTCTTCCTTAACATCCTCTTTAATAGTTCTATTAACGTTCTTCTCTGAATTTTCAGGTTTAGAGTCTACTTCGTTTTGAGTAGGACCTTCAGTCACTTCCTCCATAGTTTCCTCTTCTGAATCTTCACCTTCAGTAACGTCTTCTAGTTCTCTTAAAAGTTCGTCAAGATCGATTTCTTCTTCGTCTTCACCACCAGCTAGAGGATCACCCTCTCCTGGTTCTTCTAAATCAGCTCCAGCGTCCATATCATCAGCAGGTAATTCAGCGTCAAGTTCAGCTTCACCACCACCCATTTCTTGAGCGATAATGTCTCTAATCATGTCTTTGAAATCTCCTACAGATAGATCTTTAAGATCTTCGTCTTCTGCTGGCTCTTCTTCAGATTCGATTTCGTCCTCTGGAGCTTCCTCAGGAGCTTCTTCTCCTTCATCGTCAGCTTCGATTTCGTCTTCCTCGGCTTCAGCTACTTCAGGAGCTGCTGTTAGATCTTCCTCTACTGTTTCATCGCTTTCAGATGCTTCACCTTCATAAACGTCTTCATCTTTGACGTCTTTTTCAGCTTTAGCTTCTTCAACTTCCTCTTCGTTTACTACTTCTTCTTCAACAGATGAATCTTCCATCTCTTGTAGTTTAGCAGCTAACATATCTTTTAGATGAGGAGTTAAAGACTCTTCTAGTGCTTCTTTAGCGTTAGCAATAGCGGCTTCTCTTACAGACTTAGCTTCAGCAATAGCTTGCTTGAATAAATCTTTGTTTGCCATTTTTAAGTTAATTTTGGATTTCTACAGTTATTAAGAACTGTAATGGGAAATTTAAAATAAGTTATAGATACA